TTTGCCGTGGCGGACAACATCCTAGATTGTTACGCCTACTTATTCAAAAAAAATTATCATCACAAACCGCAATCGTGCTTGACCACTTTTTATCGTTTAGTAAGAATTGGTCTAAAGAAATTACCGAGAAAGTTGTATGGCCTAAAATCTCATCTACGCTTACCAGATTAAAACCTTTTATTAGGTTTAATGAAACAGAATGTAGAATGATTATGAAAGATGTATTTGTAAACAAATGAAAAGAGTATTTGTAATAGGTAATGGTGAAAGTCGTAGAAGTATAGATTTAAGACAATTAAGAGAACACGGTAAAATATATGGTTGTAATGCCTTATATAGAGATTTTACACCAGATGTATTAGTTGGTGTTGACCAAGGTATAATGCACGAGATATATCATAGTGGTTATTGTCATAATAATCAATGTTACTTTAGAAACTGGTCAAAAGTACCGGCTGAACTGTATGAAAATATGATTAAGGCTGGTGCCACAGATGAAGATTTAAGATTAGCAAGAGAAGAAGGTGCCTTTTATGAAAACAAAAGAACACCAAAAACCAATCAGTTTGTAATGCACGGTTCAAGTGTGGCAGGTGTGGCTCATGTTGTAAGAAAAGATAAATCAAAACATAAAAAATATGTACAACAAAAATCAATTAAGATTTCTTGGATAGAAGACAATGATAAATCAAATTGTATTAATGATGTATTGAAAGATAAAAAAGATCCAGGTTGGGCAGCAGGCCCTATTTCTGGTTATATTGCCTGTTTAAAAGAACAACCAGATGAAGTCTATCTAATAGGCCATGATTTAAATAGTACAACAGGTAAAGTTAATAATATGTACAAAGGCACACAAAACTATGTTTTACCAGATCACGCACCAACACCAAGTGTCAATTGGGTACAACAATGGAAACAGACATTTTGGGACTTTAATGGTAAGAATAAACATAATAGAGTGGAGTTTATAAAAGTAAATCCAGATTTGAAACAGGTCAATGATGTCAATAAGCCTGTGTTAGAATGGGACGGTACGGTTAGAAACCTACAGTATATTGACATGAAACAATTTATAAAGAACTTTAATTTAAAATGATTGATTTAAATATAGCAAAGTTTAAAAAAAATTTAGAATTACACCACGACTTATATCCTGAAATACCACTAGACAATAAGTTATTAGAATCAATATTTGAAAGATCATTATTTGGTGATGTAAAACACGATACAGGTTCACACAGTATAGGTTATGATTTAATAGTATCTAATAAAAAAATATCAGTTAAGTCTGGTAAATATAAAAGTAATAGAAATTTGTTAATATTTTCATCACATAGAACAACATCACATAATACAATAGAGGAAAAAGTAAAGTTTATTGATGAAGACCATTTTGACTATCAGTATAACTTTGCTAAAGTTGATGATTGGAAAAAGACAAAGGCTTATAAATTAATTGTATTTAAAAAAGAGCAATTAAAAGTCGGTGAACTAAACTTTGAGAAAAATGATAGTGGTTGGCTAGGTGAAAATGATAATATAAGAGTTAGTATTAAAGAAAAAATGAGTGATCAGGTATGGTATACAATCAATTTAAATAAGATAAAACCGTTAAAAATAATAGATTTTAATGTACCTCAATATGATTTAGAATGGTTATCAAATGGGCATTGACATTTACATAGGAATGTGATATATTAGGTGAAATATGTTTGATAAAATAATATATAAAATTTGTGGTTGGGTAGTTTCTATCTGTGAGAGAATACAGAATAGAATTAAGAACACTCCACAAAAAGATTGGCTAAATGGCTATCGTAAGTGGAAAAGAAGTATAAATAAGAATGAAGGCGATTAAACAGCCTACACAAATACAACGAATACAAAGTAATAAGGAGAAAATATGGACTTTGAAACATTAAAAAGCTCGTCAAGCAATTTTGACAAGTTAACAAAAGCACTAGAGCAAAACCTTGCTCCAGAAGATCAATCAAATAAAAACAAATATCAGGACGACAGATTTTGGAAACCAGATTTAGATAAAACTGGAAATGGTTACGCTGTTATTAGATTCTTACCGTCAGTAGAGGGTGAAGATTTACCTTGGCAAAGAATTTGGTCACACGCTTTCCAAGACAAAGGTGGCTGGTATATTGAAAACTCATTAACAACTTTAAGTCAAAAAGATCCTGTTAGTGAAGAAAACACAAGACTATGGAATACAGGTGTTGATAGTGATAAAGAGATAGCAAGAAAAAGAAAAAGAAAATTATCTTACTACTCTAATATATTAGTTGTATCAGACCCTAAACATCCAGAGAATGAAGGTAAAGTTTTCTTATACAAGTTTGGTAAAAAAATATTTGATAAGATTACTGAAGCGATGCAACCAGCATTTGATGATGAAAAACCAATTAACCCATTTGATTTTTGGAAAGGTGCGAACTTTAAACTAAAAATCAGAAAAGTTGATGGCTATTGGAACTATGACAAGTCTGAATTTGAAGGCGTGTCAACTGTTGCTGAAAGTGATGACAAGATAAAAGAAATCTGGTCAAAACAACACGCTCTTAAACCTTTCCTTGACCCTAGTAATTTTAAAACCTATGATGAACTCAAAGAGAAACTGAATAGGGTAATTACGGGTGATAGAAACGCCAGTACCGTTGAGAATGTAAGCCTCCCGCCAAAAAACAACGATACAGCGAAAAGCACACCAGTTAGTGCTCAACCAGAAGCTAGTGATGATGACGATACGTTGTCTTACTTTAGTAAATTAGCTGAGGAAGAGTAAACTATCTCTCTCTAAACTGTATGCTTGGAGGCCGTTAGAAATAACGGCCTCTTTTTTATATCCAGCGTATAAATATTGTTATGGCAAATATACTTGATCCATTAGTAGATAAACAAGGTGGTATTCGTAAGAGTGCCAATTGGTATAGAAGTAATGTAGCTTCTATCGCTGATAGAGTAACTGCTAGAAAGTTAATGAATCAAGGTAAATTAATTGGTAGACCAAGTGTTGGCCGATTAAATATGTTCTTTTATGACCCAAAGTTAAAAAAGACTTTGCCTTATTATGACACTTTCCCATTAGTGTTACCGCTTGAACCAATTAAAGGTGGTTTTATGGGAATGAACTTTCATTATTTACCACCACTATTGAGATTTAGATTATTACAACGTATGCAAAGATTTGCTGACGGTGGTTTAAATGAAAAAACAAAAATTGATGCTACTTATGATGATGTAAAAGGTATTGGTTTAGTAAAACCAACTATCAAAAAATATTTGTATGGCCATGTAAGATCACAGTTTTTACGAATAGATTTTGATGAGGCAGCATTGGCTGTATATTTACCTGTACAACAATTTAAGAAAGCAGGAACAAGTAGAGTTTATGCTGACAGTAGGAGAATGATTTAATGAAGACAATAAAAAAAATTATAGCAAAATTATTTGGCATAAAACAATGTCAATGTAAAGGTAAATAATGGCAATTTTAAGAGGCGGCCGAAGAATAGGTAACTATGACATTAGAGTGGGTATTCCAAGAGATAGATCACTTGACAATGTGTTAGGCGATCCTAGATTAAAACAAAGAGCAGGTGGTAATCCTGAATCTACATTAGGTAGATTTATGGGTAAAGTTGCTGAGGGCGAAGGCTTTGCCAGACCAAATAGATTTTTAGTTGATTTTATTTTACCAAGAGGAATACAAGAACAAGCAACAGGTGAGGGTGATAGTGACGAATATGTATTCCAAGAAGAAATTAGTAGATCAACACAACCAGGCCAATTAGCACAAGAAACAGAATTAAGAAGAGGCTTGAGAGCATTTTGTCATAATATAGAAATGCCTAGTAGAAATGTTGACACAAAAGCTTTTCAAACATATGGACCTAAAAGAGAAGTCGCTTATGCTTACAGTTTTCCAGGTGAGATAACTGCTTCGTTTTATGCTGACAAGTATTTAAGACAAAGAACATTTTTTGAAATGTGGCAAAACTCTATTATGGATCAGGCCACACACAATATGCACTTCTATGACGAGTATGTTGGTGGTATTAGAATATACCAATTAGGTGCTTTTTCAGGTGAAGCCGATAGAGATAGAATTGCTTATGGTGTAGAACTATTTGAAGTATATCCTAAAACTATTACAGCAGTACCATTTGACTATGGTGCTGAAGACATACAAAAGATTTCAATAACATTTTCATTTAGAAACTGGGTAAATTTATCATTAGACCAAGTGAAGAACTATACAGTTGGCGGTGGTTTCCAAGTACCTACAGTTAAACAAGGCAATAGAGGTATTTTTGGTAACATATTAAGTAAGTTGCCACCAGAAATAAGACGAGCAGGTAGGGACGCTGTGAACGTAATAAGACAAAGAGTCCCAATTGGATCGGTGTTTGGAGGCAAAGTATTCCCACCATTCTTATAATATAACTTGAAAAGGAGTAAATTATGGCATTACCTATAGCTAATGTAGCAAAGTATGAGTTGACATTACCATCTCAACAAAAAACAATTCAGTATAGGCCGTTTTTAGTAAAAGAAGAAAAGATTTTATTAATGGCATTAGAATCTGGTAAACCAGAAGAAATGTTAACGGCTGTAAAAGACATTGTTAAATCTTGTACATTTGAAACAATCAATCCTGAAGACTATCCTTTATTTGATTTAGAGTATATCTTTTTACAAATAAGAGCCAAGTCTGTTGGTGAAGTTGCTAAGATAAGAATTTTATGTCCAGATGACAAAAAGACTTATGAAAATGTAGAAGTAGATTTAAGTAAAGTTGAAGTTTATGTTGATGACAACCACAGTAACAATATTGTTTTAGATGAAACAAGAAAACTAGGCGTTGTGTTAAAATATCCATCATTAAAAACTATTAATAGTGGTATTCTAACAGGTGACGTTAAACTTGCCGAAATGTATGAACTTATCACAAACTCAATAGATCAAATCTATGAGGGTGAAAAAGTACACTTCGCCAAAGACACAGAAAAGAAAGAAATGGAAGAATTTGTTAACAATTTGACAGGTGAACAAATGAAACAAATACAGAAATTCTTTAATACTATGCCTAGGTTAGAACAGAAAATAACTGTTAAAAACTCTAAAACCAATGTGGAAAGCGAAGTTACGTTGAAAGGTCTGGCCGATTTTTTCGGATAGCCCTCTCACACGATAGTTTAGAAAACTATTTTGAAACTAACTTTGCTCTGATGCAACATCATAAATATTCATTGGGTGAGTTAGAAAACATGATACCGTGGGAGAGGGAAATTTATATTACCCTACTAGTTAATTATCTTAAAGAAGAAAAAGAAAAAAGAGCGAGAGAGGCAAACAAGTAATGGAAGATATAAAAGAAGCTAAGGTCGTAGAACCAAAACAAAAGATTAGTGTTGATTTAGAAGTTGACACTTCAATAAAAGATTTAGGCGTAAATCCATATGCTAAACTTATACATTTAGCAAGAGCAGTTGATAGTTGGAGAATATTTCCAAGAGTATTCATATCTACATATATTTTCTTACTATACAAAGTAGTAATATGGTATATGGAATTAGAAGGACCTACAATGGAACAATCAGGCTTAGTATCAATCGTAGTTGGTGCTGGAGCGGCTTGGTTTGGTCTATACACAGGTAGTAAAGCAAAAGGCAAATAATGGCTGAACTTACACTAAAAGACGAATCAGTATTAGAGATAGGTAAATCTGTATCACAATCATTTGAAGGATTGGCAAAGACAGGAAAATCTCTAGTTGTATCACCTAGCGGATCAAGTGCTGGTCGGGTAGATGATTTTATTGGTCCTAGATTGCCTGAAACAAATGAGGGTGATAGTGTATTATATCAGACAAGTTTATTAGAAGAAATAAGTCAAGGCATACAAGACTTAATATTATCATTTACAAATATGTTAAGTTTTGATAAGAAACAGGCCGCTGAACAAGATATACAAGAAAGAGTAAGTGAAGGCCAACAAACAGAAATACAAAAAGAAGGTGGAGATACAGGTTTCTTTACACAAGATTTTAAAGATATGATGAGTAGTAGATTGTCTGCTGTAAAAGAAGGCGCTTCTAATTTCTTTGGCATGATTTCGGGTAGTTTATTAGGTAAAGTAGGTTTATTTGGTTTATTATTAGCATTTGCTCTTAATATAGGTAAATTTAGTAATCAAATTGGTGAAGTTTTAAAACCAATTGTAGAAGGATTTAAAAATGCCTTTACTTCATTAAAAGAAGACTTTTTCCCATTTGTAGAAAATCTAATTGAATTATTAGGTTCAACATTTACCACAGTAAGTAACTTATTAAAAGGCCTATTTCAAGGAGATGGTAGTACATTTGTATCAGGCATTAAAGGTTTACTTTTAGATTTACCTTTACAAATAGTATCTATTATTGGTGATGGTTTCTTTTCATTAGTTGACGCTGCTTTAAAGTTTTTTGGTGTAGAAAGCAAAATGATACAAGACATTAAGATTGCCTTTAGAACTTTACCAGAAGCTGTTACAAAATTTATTAATGATAGTATTAACTTTATAACAGAAACAATACCTCAATTCTTTACAGATTTAAAAGATCAGGCAATAGAGAACGCTAGAAATAATATAGCGGCTATTAAAGATATGTTTAAGAATGCCTTTAACTTTATTACCGAAGATATACCAAACTATTTTGGCAACTTAATTGATAGTGTAATTGATAGTATAAAAGAAACAATACAATCAATTAAAGACGCTATAATGGCACCTATAAGAGCAGTAAAAGAAAAAGTTGGTAGTGTAT